GCAATCGAAGCCTCTCAAAGCTTGAAGGTGTAAACGAAAAGCTAGTAGCTGTAGTCAAACGTGCTATTGAGCTTACTAAAGTAGACTTTGGAGTTATCTACGGTCTGCGCACAGTAGAAGAACAAGAGAAGCTTGTAGCTGCTGGTAAGTCTCAGACTATGAAGTCTAAGCACCTAGAGGGCCGTGCAGTAGACCTCATGGCCTCAGTAGATGGTAATGGTGTTTGGGAACTGAATGTCTATGATGACCTCTGTGACGCCATGAAAGAGGCAGCTAAGGAACTTAATGTAGCTATCAAGTGGGGCGCAGCATGGTCAGAGGGCGACATTCGTTCCTATGAAGGTACAGCTGAAGATTCTATGATGAAATACATTGACTTGCGCCGATCTCAAGGTCGTAGACCATTTATAGACGGTCCTCATTTTGAGTTAATGTAAATAGCTGACGTTTAAGAATAAACAAAGAGACAGAATAGCTCTCAAGTTAATCTGAAAGTCTCTGCGAGGGGGGTGTAAAAACCCTCCTCAAAACAATACCTGACGTTTAAGAAGAAGGTTCCCCCAGTATTATATCTAAAGTATATTTAATTTATATATATATATATATATATTTTAGTTATATTATTAATAATAATAAATATAGGAGTCGTAATGGCTAAAGGTAAAGATTCACGAATAATTCGTGCTGGTGTATCTGGTTATAATAAGCCTAAACGTACTCCAGGTCATCCCACAAAGTCTCACATTGTTGTAGCTAAAGATGGTGATAAAATAAAAACTATCAGATTTGGCGCCCAAGGAGCCGTAGGCTCACCAAAGAAAGCAAATGAATCTGAAAAGTACAAAGCCCGTAGATTAGCTTGGAAAGCTCGTCACGCTACAAATATAGCCAAAGGTAGAATGTCTGCTGCATATTGGGCTAATAAAGTCAAGTGGTAAGGAAAAAATAAATGTCACTATTAACAAAACCTACTAAAAATGTAAAAAGATCGGTTGCTGATCCTAGTGATAGTTATCAATCTCTGAAGCCTCTTTGGAAAAAATCAAGGGCGGTATTACAAGGTGAAGAGAATGTAAAGGCTCATGATGAATATCTTGAGTTTGATTATTCGAATATTCTCATTCCCTTTTCTCCTAGTATGACTCAACGACAATATGATTTTTATAAGTCAGAGGCAGAGCTTCCAGGTTTAACATCTCAGTATTGTAAGGTGTTGATTAGTTCTTTGTTGAGGAAAGAATCTCATATTAAGCTACCTGAAGACTTACCAGAAGATGCAATGAACTGGATTAAAAACAACTTTACCTTAGATGGTCGTTCTTTGTTTAACTTTCTAGATAATGCTCTTTGGGAAGAACTGCAAACTTCACGGGCGTGGGTTTACGTTGATTATCCTGAAATTTCTCCTGAAGAATATGATAATATGCTTCCAGAAGAACGTGATAATATTAAACCTTACCCAGTAGTGATTGAGGCTGAAAATGTAATTAACATACAAACAGAAAACCACCCAGTTACACGACAAAAAACTTTAAGTCGTATGGTTACGCGTTATCTGTCTAAGCGTTATACACCAGAAAACCCTTGGCATCCTAACTATGTTGACACTGTTTGTGACCACTACCTAGATGAAGGTGGGCGTCTTGTTCTTGATTATTATGAACAGACAGACACTAACAATGAAATTAAAGTTCTTAACGGCGATGTAAAGCAAGAATACACAGAGATGGGTCATTCTAATACCTTTACAAAAGTAAATACAGTGTATCCAACAATGTTTGGTGAACGCCTAATGCGTATTCCTGCTTGGCCACTTAATGGTCAATTTGACCCTGTTGAACCTGTACTTATGCCACTTATTGATCGTGAAGTTTCTCTTTACAACAAAGTATCTCGCCGGAACCACTTGCTTTATGGTGCTGCGACTTATACGCCTATTGTACAGTCTGATATGGCTGACGAAGAATTTCAAGAGATTGTAGATGCTGGCCTTGGTACTTGGCTACGAGTACGAAAAGATGAAAACATTTCTGTACTAGAAACGCCAACAGGCGCTCTTAACGACATGGATCGAGCTATTGAAAGCACAGTTCAAGAAATGGCTAAAATGGGTATTCGTATGCTATCTCCAGAGCAAGCCGCCTCTGGTGTTGCGCTAGAAATACGTAATGCCTCTCAGACAGCTCAACTAGGAACCCTTAACGCTAAGGTATCTAATACGCTCAGAGAAGTTATTGCCTTTATGCTTAATTGGAAGTACGGCACAGACTACAATTCTAATGAAATTGAATTCCAAATGTCTAATGACTTTGCCCCAATGGTAGGTGGAGAGGGTGCTATGCGCCTTATTTCAGAATGGTATCAATCTGGCATTATCAGTCGTTCAACTTGGGTTAGCATTGCTAAGTACAATGACTTCCTTCCCGCTGATTACAGCGATGAAGCAGCAATAGAAGAAATACAAACAGACCCTCTAACAAATCAGCCCTCAGACGATCAAGTCGAGGTGATTGAATAATCTCGCTAACTACTCAGTGGAGTACTAGATGAATATCAATGACAAACTATATGATCGAATCGTAGATCACATGGCAGATGTTAGGCTTTATGAAGAAGGCGTTCAAATACAAAACCGTAGAATACTTCGCAGACACCAGAAGAATGTTCGAGACCTTTTGAGAGGTAATATTCGAGCAAGTCTTAACAAAGAAGTAAGTCGTTTTGGTACTGAACTCTTAGCACATAAAACTAATACTCTTAAAGAATTTTCAACATCACAGTTGGATTTCCATACAGACAACCTTTATAAAGAAGTTAAAGATTTTTATAAAGTTTCAAAACCAAGAACAAAAGAGCTTCTTGCAGAAGTAACTGGTCCGACAATGAAAGGTACCAAAAGCGTTTCTCAAAACGTAAAGAATATTGCTGCAGGTGAACTTGTAAGGATACAGTCTAAGGTTAAAGCTGGTCTTGCTAGGGGTTTAAGTTCTAATGACATAATCAAAGATGTCTTAAAAACAACTAAGATAACAGAGTATCAAGCTCGTGCCTTAACACGCACAGCTATTACATCTACTCAAACAGCCGCTTTAAGGCGAGTAGCAGAAGATAATAAAGATATTCTAAAAGGCTTTATGTTTACAGCTATCTTAGATGCCAGAACCAGCCCTATTTGTTCTTACCACAATGGAAAACTTTACGATGTTGATGATAATAGGTTTGTACCTCCTTTACATTGGAATTGTCGTTCATCATTAGTACCAGTATTAAAATCAAAAGAAGAGTTGCTAGAAACAGCTAACGTCAAAAAGAATATCTTATCTAAGAAAAAAGAAGAATCCCTTCCAGGAACAACCCCAAGGGTTGAAGGTTTTGGAGTATGGCTTAAAAGACAATCTATGGATGTCCAAACTAAGATGTTAGGCTCTATTGATGCTGCTAACTTATTCAGACAAGGTAAACTAAAGGCTAACGAGTTTGTAACACCCAAAGGTAAGGTGTTAAGTATCCAAGCTTTAAGGAATAAAGCAGCGCAATCTACTGCGGTTTATAAACCTCGTCAAAAAGTCAGAGAGCAAGATATTAGAATTGATGCTGTAAGAGCAAGCAGTCTAATACGGAATCCTAAGAATAAGGATGATCTTCGTCAATTATTTCTTTTAGACTCTGATGATTACTCTAAGACCCTGTCTTTAACAGATTATAAAGGTACTAGCCTTGTTGGTAAAACAGCTTCACGGCGAAGAGTAGGTAATGAGTTTGATGAAAGAAACTTCAGTGCTGACCCTTTAACGGGTGAGATTAAGAATAATAATCTTTATAGCCCTGACTTTAATCTTTATCAAGAACGTCTTGACTTTATGCGTAACTCTAAGCTCCTTAAAGCTGACGAGAAACAATTCATAGAATCCCTAACTAGTAGCCTAGATGATAAAATCTCAGTAAATCAACAAACAGTTATTGTTGAAAACTTAAGGGTTGTTTTAGAGCGCTTTGCTAAAAACAAACAACCTTGGGAGAACTTAGCTTCTGTTATTAGGGCCGAAAATAGATTTGCGGTACAAAACGTATCTCGATTGCTAGACACTCGATCTCGCAAAAGATCTGAATTGTTTGTTAGCTATTTGTCTAAAGATACACCGCAAGTTAATATTCTTGGTAAATATTTTACATTTGCTGATCTTCAAAAGACTCAGTTAGCCGATCAAAGGTTTATTGATGCTTGGAGAAGAACACAAGGTAAAAAGTTAGCTAGGAAAATATTTATTACTGGTCGTGCGCCTCTCCGGGTTTACTTCAGAAAGTTTGTTGATACTTATCCTACCAAGGAAAAATTAACTAAGAACTTACTTAAGAAAAACCCTAAGTTAAAGAAGGCTTATGATCTTTATAAAAAAGTTAACAACAGAGAACCCTCTGACGCATGGTTTACACGTTTAGCAGCTAATAATCGTGAAGCAGTACGCCGAATACTTGATAGAGAATTTTTAGTTGCAAGTAAAAAACCTACTGATAACCTTTTCGATGAAAAAGCAATTGACAGCCTCACCAAAATATCCAAGCTAATTGCTTCGGGTCAATCTACAGACTATGATAGTTTAGCTATTAATATTGGCAAATCTTTTTCTAAAGACTTCGAAAATATTATACCTTTTACAAAACATACTCTTAAAGATTTTCACAGGGAAGGCTCTAAGATATTAGAATTTTTTAAAGACCAAGGTCTTATTAAAGTTCAATTTAGAGGTAAAACCCGTAGAGGCACCTTAGATTTAGATACAGGCAGAGTTTCTGGTGGCTGGCAGGATACAATTTCTAGAGAAGTTATTGTAGTTGATAAAAACCTTTTAAAGTTACAAGAGGCAGAAAGAAAAGTCACTATCTCTAGACGCCTAGGCATTACTTCAGCAAGAGACAGATTATATGTCAAGGCTAACAATAAAACTTATGTAGATGCAAGGGGTAATAATACGGGGCTACCGTTAATCTCTCGTGATAAGTTTGCAGACTATGATCCAAAACAAATTGATCGTGAAATGGCTGAAATGTTAAACCACGTTATGGAGGTTGAATATGGAGTTGATAACGAATTCTTTGGGTTCATGGATGATATCGCTAGATTTAGAGACCCAAGAGGTAACTCTAAGTACTTTGACAGTATTAATGAATTTCGTCATGAAATTTTAAATCGAGGTGAACAAGGTTACGGCTTAATGTCTACAGCTAAGTATCATGCACAAAGAGGTCAAAACTTTAGAACAACTGCTTTTATTGATTCTCGTGGGCGTGTATACCATAGAGGTTACTTAACACCTACAGGCGGTGAGCTTGTTAGACCGTTTTTAAACTCTGGCAAGTCTATTGCTATGAATGACGGTGCCTTTGATGAGTTACAGGTACAAATAGGCGCACTTATTGGGCCTGGAACAGAAGCATTAACACAGACTGGTCGTAGAGCTATCTTTGCTCGTAATCAAGAAAAGATTATTGAACTAGGCGAAATTATGATGTCCAAGACTCAAAGGGACAGAAGGTTACGTGAGTTTCTTCAACACCCTATTATTAGGGGGTTAGAGGGTGCAGAGGTCGCTAAGATGTCCCGTATGGCTCTTGAATACGCTAGAATCAACAGGCATCTAAAGCAAGGTAGGCCGCTTAACTCTTATAAAACAAAACTAATGATAGAAAACGATGCATCTTCAAGTGGTGCTCAAATTATTGGTTTGTCTACAGGAGATAGAGCTGTTTCACAGGCATCAAATGTATTGGCTACAACCCAGAAAAATAGACTCTATGACTTAGTTGCGATGGATACAGTTAATGATCCTGAGTTTTTAAAGATTGCTGGCTTAAGAGATGCAGGTTTAACTTGGGAAGATTTAGCCAAGGCAGCTAAAGATCAAAACATGGTGTCTTTCTACGGCGCTGGTTCTGCTACTAAAACTGCCAAGGTTGCTGGCAAACTATCTAAAGTGTTGGATGACAAAGGTTTTATTACGGTAACTAAGGCTAACCTTTCTGAACAACTTCGCATTATCGATGGTAAAATAAAGATTGCTAATCGAGAAGATGCAGTTAGTGTTGTTGCCGAATTAACTTCTTTTAGAGACGAACTTGTTGAATTAATAAATAAGAACGAACCTGTTGGAAGAACATTATTAAAACAGGCAGCAGATATCCATCCAGATACTGCTGACTTTGTAAGAAAGCTTACTAGCTCCCGAAAAGGGATAATAGGCCCAAAAGAATTCTCAGAAGTCTCAAGGATTATGTCTAAGAACCTTGCGCAGAGAGCACCTGTAACTGATAATTTTATAAATTATTGGAAGCAAGTTGCAACTGCTTATGTTCAAGACACCAAAAAGGTAGATATTCCTTGGGTTACTTTTGACGGTAAAGTTATGATGCAAAGGTATCGTCCAAAGATACAAGAGCGTGTGGACTTTAGTGACCCAGTTTCGGGTCGAAGAATTTCTAACATCTATGAATCAAGCGCAGAAGACGGAAAACTTTTAGGTAAAAGTTCTCTCAATAACGCAAGAATTGGACTAGGTGTTAACGGAAATCACAGCAATGATGCCGCTATCGTACGGCGTTTCCATTTATGGGGGCGTAAAAACGGCGTTGATACTGCTACGATTCACGATGCTTTCTTTACTAACATATCGGAAGCAAATCGTGCTAAAACTGCTTTAAGGACCATCTATGCTGATGCTCTTGAAGGTGATACTATTAGGAAGACCTTGCGTGAAATGCGCAAAGAAGGTCTTTCAAGAAAATCTTACAATGAACTCTTAGCTAAAGCAAAAGAGTTGGGGCTTATTGACCCTCCTAATAAGATTACTAGAAAAGACATACTAGCTCCAATCCGTGAAGGAGAAGACTGGTATGGCATTGGTCCATAGTTATTTGTAATAGCCTATGTGACTTTAACAAAACAAGATGTCTGTGACATTAAACATATTATCTCAAGCTGTGCTTG